GCTGTCAAGCCTGCGAAGGAACCCAAGACTCCCAAGGAGCCCAAGGCCCCCAAGCTCAACGAAGACGGCACCATCATCGAGCCCACCCCGCGCAACCGCCGGGAAAAGATCGATGGTGACCGAAAGATCAAGGTGGTGGGTGTGAACCCTGCACGACTCGGGACCACGCGCCATGCCATCGTGGAGTTCATTCTCGGTGCCCGGACCGTGGCCGAGGCGCTGGATAACAGCGTGGTTCGCAAGGATGGCACCGAGTACCGGATCGGTATGCCCGACATCTACTTCGCTCTGGAAAACAAGCTGATCGAGCTCATCTAGCCGTCGGCCCCCATAATACGCCCCGACTGTGGTTTAGTCCGCAGCCGGGGCGAAGTTCTCTGGAGTGTCAATGAAAACTGTGGTGTTCAGTTTCAACCCCCCCACACCCGACGGCTCGCTGGCAAATGCACGAACTGCGACTTTTATTGCCGACACGCTCGATGTTCCACTTATCTGTGATAAGAATATTGCGGATGTTGAGGCCGATGTCCTCATTCTTGTGGCGGGTGTTTTCATGTATTGTCGTTGTCTGCCGGAAGTTGGCGCCGCTGTAGAAAAAGCCAAGCGCGTCGTCTGGGCACAGAATGACTACACCATCAAGCCCCCGCTTGCAGACGGAACTGCCGAAAGTCCTTTCAGAAAAGCATTCAGGAACCGTAGGTCTGCGGGGTTGCCCGATGTTGATTTCTGGTCTACTATGCGCAAAGCTGGCGAGAAAACGCCGTTCAGTGCATGGGTGAACTGGAATCAGATGGCGTATGAAAACGCCATTAGCGACGAAGCTTTTGAGCTGAATCGTGAACATGCCGTTGAGTCGTTCATCTACTATGGGGCGGATAGGCTGGGGCGCAAGGACTACTTTGACTGGTATTTCAATGGACAGAAGGCTCCATTGACTATCAGTTCTTTTAGCAAGTCAATGTCTCGCTACGAAGACGACGCAGATATTATTCCTGCGTTCAAGCGCACGGAGTTCTTTGACCGATTGGGCCAGTATTCCGCCGGGCTATACCTGGAGGACAAACGCTCGCACGCCGAGTTCACCAGCCCTGCCACGCGGTTTTATGAGATGCTCCGCGTAGGCGTTGCCATGTTCTTTCAGCCACAGTCGGTGCCCATGTTAGCGAAGGCTGGGTTCGATGTTGCGCCCTTTGTGGCCACACCGGGGCAGCTACCAGACGCACTCAGCAGGGCCACAGAGGTAGCTCGCCAGCAAAGGGCGCTATGGGGTGGCAGGCCCTACATTCAGCACCTAAAGGAACAGCTTTTGCGAGAGCACGCACGCATCCAGGAGGGTGTCAAATGAGTAATCCTATGCGCGTAGACGACCTGTGCTACTGGATCAAAGAGCGCCATTCCATCTACACCAAGAAGCAAGCCGGAGAACCGAAACCTTGGACCCAGGATCCAATCCTGCAAAGTTATCGGTTCTGCAATGTTTATAGAAATCTCGATACAGTGACAGAATGGATCCACACAAACTGGATGAACCGCAACGATCCTAATATGTTCGTGGCCATGACCATCGCACGCTTCGTGAACTGGCCAGACACCCTTGAAGAAATGGGGTTTCCGTTGCCGTGGAATCCAGAGCGTTTTATATCCGTCATGCATGATCGCCGAAACAGGAATGAAAAGGTTTATAGTGGAGCCTACATTGTGTCCACCAATGGCCGAGCCATGGACAAGGCCGAGTATCTCGCCTTCTTCGTCATCCAGCCCATCTGGGACAACCGCATTGATGTTCGCCCAAAGAAGGGGGACACTCTTGAGTCCTTCTACCAGCGGCTTATCAAATTCGATGGGCTGGGTAGCTTCATGGCCGGGCAGGTGATCGCCGATCTGAAGTACGACATGTTCAGCCCATTGTCAGAAGCAAGCGATGAATTCAGCTGGGCGACCAGTGGGCCTGGGAGTCGGAGAGGTATGAACATTGTGATCAATAAACCCCCCGAATCTCCTATTACTGAAAGGGTGTGGCGAGGGAACCTGGCAATCCTTCATCAAGCCGTTCAGGACAGACTCGCCCCCTTGGGTATGCCGCCACTCTCCGCACAAGACTTACAAAATTGCTTGTGTGAGTTCTCGAAATACACCAAGGTAGTCACCGGGACCGGCACACCCCGTTCCGGGTACCCAGGGAGGTGAATAGTGGAATTCCGCGCAAGAAATCTTACACAGGTGATGGCCGCGTGCCTTCCTAAACTTATAGAGGGAACCTCAGAGTCCTCGCGTAACGGGCCGGTGATCTTAATTGACGAGCCGGTGATCCTCACTTACGAGAAACCTTGCGAGCGGGTGATATTCTCCTCCACACGCGACGCCAACCCGTTCTTTCACCTAATGGAAGCTCTGTGGATGCTGGCGGGGCGCGAAGATGTTGAGTTCCCCACCAGGTTCAATTCAAAGTTCAGTCAGTTCTCAGACAACGGTGTGATCTTCAATGGGGCCTACGGGTTCAGGTGGAGGACTTACTTTGATGTGGATCAGATTGAACTGGCTGTCAAAGAACTAATGGGGAATCCGGGGTCAAGACGCGTAGTCATCGGAATGTGGGACCCAATGTATGATCTTGGTTCCACGAGCAAAGACATTCCGTGCAACACGCATATCTATCTGAGCATCCGAGAGAACTCTGGACTACTGGATATGACAGTGTGCAACCGAAGCAACGACGCAGTCTGGGGGGCCTTTGGTGCAAACGCTGTTCACATGAGTATTCTTCAGGAATACCTGGCGGCGGCAATCGGAGTGAAAGTCGGGCTCTATCGTCAGATCACAAATAACCTTCACTTCTACTCGGATACCTTCAGTGCAGAGAAACTATCACGCATCGCGGCCGAGTGTGCATCAGATACGGCGTATTCACTAGGCCATATCCGCCCCTACCCACTGATCTCCATTTCTCCCGAATGCTGGATGACTGAGCTCCGCGCGTTCCTGGCAAATCCATCTACGAGGCCCGAGCACTACCACGATGGATTTTTCGCCAAAGTGGCGGCCCCCATGTTCGCCGCTTGGGAGGAACGGAAGGCTAATGGAAATACACCTAAAATGAACCGACTCATAGAAGGCATCGCTGCTTATGACTGGCGCGTGGCCTGCCAAGAATGGGTTATCCGTAGGAGTAAGAAAGATGTATAGAAGACTGAGGTTCCTCTATGGCGGGCTTGCCACCAAACGATTCCACACCCTGCGGACCATCCAGGAGAACACCGTCGGACATCACTCTTGCGGAGTGGCGCTACTTGTTGCGGAGTTGTCAGAATCAACGCCTCGGGCAGAACTTCTACTCGCGTGCTTACGGCACGACCTCGCCGAACACAAATCCGGTGACTCTCCTGCGCCTGCCAAGCGTGAGGGCGGCTTCGGTGAACTTCTGAATGATTACGAGTCCAAGCTCCTAGAAGAGCAGTGGGGCAAGGCGGGGCTGACTAGCGATGAGTTCAGAATCTTCAAGATTGCTGATTGCTTGGATGGCATCATGTTCTGCATCAGTGAGCGCACCATGGGCAACCGTCATCTTGATGGGGCCTACAGGAATTTCCGTTCCTACATTGAGGAACTGCAACCGACTAATCATGAGAGTTACATCATCGGGGTCGTATGCGCCCCTTGGAGGGAACTTGTCAATGGGTAGCCCAAACGAAAGACAGGTCGGGGGTGGCCACTACAAATCTGAGTTTCAGCATTGGGATTTTGTGCTGGGGGTCTTGGGGGGCCGCTATCTTGAGGGATGTCTCACCAAGTATGCGAGCCGTTGGCGCAAGAAAAACGGCCTGCAAGATCTTGACAAGGCAGAGCATTACCTTGACAAACTCATTGATACTGTGGGGGCAAATCAGAACACCTATCGCGGAGCTCCTGACGAGGCAATTCGGCCCGCTGCTCGTATGGCGCGTAGGTTCGCAGAAGTCAACGAACTGGACAATAACGAGACGGCCATCATGGTGCGCGTCGCAACATGGCGCACCGTAGCCGATCTGGAGGCAATTAGGGTTCATATCGCCCAGTTGAGGCTTTTGGCTCCATAAACAAGCCGTTCTGCGGCCTCGAAGTAAACTTTAAGCCCCACGGGTAGGCCCATTTAAGCCTACTTCGTGGGGCTTCTTGTACAGCCAGAAGCTACCTGTTCTGGCAGACCACGGCAAAGGTGCGCTCTGTTACGCGCCCCCCTGCTGTCGTAATCTGGCATGTGACAAAGTATGTTACGCCCGCTGTTCCGCCCGAGATCCAAGTCGTTGCATCCGTGGCTCCCTTGGAGTTCGCGCCCAGCGTCAATCCGACTGGGGTGGCAGACCACGCCACAGAAGCGATGGTGTCCACGCCGGATTCAAGGTACAGGCTCCAGTCAACCGTGTAATCCAAATTCTCGGAAGGATCTTTTGTGATGCTGGGCATAGAGCCATTCCAGGTTCCGGTAAAGCTCATGACAGTCTCCTATTTTCGTATGGGACATAGACACGCCTAACTTCAGACTCTACGGGTGTGACCCTGATATCCGCTGGCACCATGATACTACGGTTCTCCGCCTCTACGGTAACTGTTCTTGTTGAATCATGAAAACTAGTCGTATAGAACCGGTCCGCTGCGCCTGCTCCGGTCGCCCCGCCTTGTGCTGCTGGCGACAGCGCAATCTGATTAAGAGCAGCGCCGCTCCCACAAGCTCCGCCAACTACTGAAGGAGCCAGCGCCTTTGAGAACGACGCTGCTCCATTCCCGACAGCTCCCCCACTCAGGGGCGGGGCCATAAGCCTGCCGAAGATCGCTGATCCAGACGCTGTGGCCCCGCCCGACGCTGTCGTGGCCAACGACATAGAATAGACTGCCGAGCCAGAGCCACTTGCTCCGCCTGAGCCTATGAACGAGTCGTTGAGCGATGAGGTCTGCGAGACCGTTGCTGCGCCAGATCCTACTCCGCCTCCTGAGGTCGTAGGGGCCAGCGATATTGAGTAAACAGCGGAGCCTGCTCCAGAACCTCCGCCTGAGATGACGGGAGACATTGCTACTGAGTAGACGGCAGAACCAGATCCGAGCGAGCCACCAGCTGCGAATGGCTGTAACGACATAGAATAGACTGCCGAGCCAGATCCTACTCCGCCTCCTGAGACCGTGGGGGCCAGGGCCAGCGTAGCAGGGGCAAGCCCGCTGCCCATACCACCGCCAGAGGCACTCGTGGATAGCGCAAGGTTAGCTTGGGCGCTACCGCCTGCCAGCGCCCCGCCAAGGCTCCCAGGGGCCATACTTATGGAAGCAGTGCCGGCTCCTGAGCCACTTGCCCCACCCACTCCGACAAATACATCATTAAGCGCTGAGATCTGCGATACCGTTGCAGAGCCAGAACCCAAGCCGCCGCCGCTGATAATGGAAAAGAGTGCTATGGCCGCTGTCGCCAGACCCGCGCCAAGCGCACCCCCCAGTCCAACTCGTACTTCGCCCTTTAGAGCAGCGCCCGTGCCCACTGCGCCGCCAAGAGCAGTGGTGACTAAGGAGATCTGATATGACCCGGCACCAGAACCAGCCGCACCTCCGACAGAGTCAGGGGACATAGCCTTTGAAAAAGTTGCTAGGCCCGTTCCAACTGCTCCGCCAGATCCAGTGAACGAGTCATTCCTAGCAACGGTCGTGATTACAGTTGCAGCTCCAGACCCGCTGGCACCACCTGTTCCTGTGAAGGAGTCAGCGATACCAGTGGGTGTTTGCAGTGCGAGTAAGAGGCCCATGACTTACTCCAGACTGGGCATCTACTCCCAATAACCTGTGAAAGCGACAGTGATGAGCAAATTGCCCGCCGTGGTGACGGTGCCTTGGTTGCGAAGGCCGATGGCGACACGCTCTCCGGGGTTGATCACAATGGGGGCGGAACTCAGATCAAGCGAGAGTCCTGCGGGGTTTGCCATCGCGCCAAGAGCCGCCGCCGCCTGATAGACCTCGATGCCCAGCGGGATACGGCGATGGCACTTGACAGTGGCCGAGGCAAATGAAGCCGAGTCAGCCGCAGTCACAAGAGTATCGGCGCTGGCTCCGTAGAGAAGCTGGTAGACATTGATCAGCGGGCCACCAGTCAGGGCCACTTCCACCATCGAGTAGAGCTTTACTCCGGTAATGTAGAGCGTCCGAGGGGTGGCGTTGATTCCGCCCACCGGGTTGACGTAGTTGCAGAGCAGGCCCTCGGTGTTTGCCGTGAGTGTGGGCAGAACTCGGAAGATTCCACCCAGGCCAGTGAACTGCGCAGCGGCAGACGCGGCAACTAGAGCAGCGGCAGCGGCAGGGGCCGCTGTGGCTGCGACAGCGGTGGAAATCAAGGAGGTGTGCCCGTTCTGGCCCTGGGCAGCGTTCAGGCCCATGCCGCACATCTGATGACCCCAGGGCTTGCTGGTGGCCCAATCTGCCAGACCAACGGAAACATTGCATATTTTCCATTGCATCTGCGGAGAGCCCGAAACTAGGGCCGCGTTGCGGAACTGCATCGCAAGCGGCAGCGCGTAGCTGAGGAAAGGGGTGCCGTTAGCGGCAGGAACTTCGATGGTCCCGATCAGTTGATCGCCTGTGCCGTAGCCGCCGCGCCAGAATCGGACCCGATTCTCTCCGATAGTTATGGTGAAAGACGCCTGCGATCCGGGAGTCAGGGTGGGGGTCAGGCAGTCTACCTGGGTTTCCACACCGTTGTAGTTGATGACCCCGAAAAGTCCTGCACTAGAGTAGCGGAAGAACGCGCCCTCAACGGGGGCGACGATGCCCGTGGTGGGCACAAAAAGACCGAACTCCACGATCTGATTCGCCAGCGGAGCCACGGTGGGGTAGCCACTGAACTCAACATAGGTTGGTGTGGTCTGGATCAGCGGGAAATGCCTCCAGGAAGAAATGGCGACACCGCTACTGGCTGCGGAGGTTGAGTTGGCATTGAGCAGTAGTGAACCAGAGCCCTCGGTCGCAGTCATACTGGCGAGCACCGTTTTCCACAGTCCGGTATTCTGAGCCGTGGTATTGAATGAATCGTTGAACAGCAGCGTGTCTGTGCCGACTCTCAATTTGTAGTCGGGGCTTGTTTCTGGCTCCATGTAAAATTTTGTGCCAGTTACCGCCCCATCATCGTTCTCTGTATGGATAGAAACCGGACCAATAGTGTCTTCGGATTGAGGTAGCGCAACTTTGAGGTTGCCAGACGCATCCAGATTTGCGCCGGTAATCAGAACATCTAAAGCCATCTTTTTCTCCTAAGCCCAAGCCCATTGAAGGTTGAAGGTGCCTTGCATCTTTTCAGTGCAGCGTCCGTAAATCGTGAAACCTGTGCTGGCAACTAGAGCCCCGGTAGTCACCCCAATCATGGCCGCAGCATAAGCGTGGTCGTTTAATGTATGGTCTGCTGTGGGCTTCGCGACAATCCACGCATCCGTCTCTGACCCATCGACAATAGAACCCTCCCCAGTGATGACAACAGAAGCCTCGTTGGAGCCAGGGAAGGCACCGAAGTCGATGACGGCTGTGCCCTTGTTGGCCATGGTGCTACCTCACTTAATCGTTGGACACAGAGGCGTAGGTGATCTTTGGGGTGACTGTCAAAGAGTCACTATTGGCAAAGGTCTGGCCCGCGCCTGCATAGAGACGCTCAGCCCAGTAGAGGGTCCCTGACGAAGCCCCCACTAGGAAATACCCGACCACTGTGATCGCACCAGTCCAAGAGAAGACCTGGGCAGTTCCGTAAGTGCTGGTGGTAGGAGACCCGGCAACGGCCGCATTCCACCCAGCTCTAGTCAATGTCTTGGCTGCGTAGCCTGACCCAGTGCATTCTGTGAACGAACCCGCAGTGCTAGAGTTGATAGCATCGTAGTTATTCGAGTAGAGTTTTAGGGTAAGGGCCTCAGGACTTGCGTTCTTGAGAGCGTTGTCCATCATCAGGGCTTCGCCGACGTTCGGAATAACAAGGGTCATGACTGCTCCTAAGTGTGGGGCCGCGCAGACCCTCCCACCATTATAGGCTATCGGGGGAGTCTGGCCAGGGGTTATTTAATTGGAGTGCTGTTATGGATCATTTCATCTTTCCTGTCGGAATTGGCAGTAGTCCCGAAGAAGAACGAGAATGCTACGCCGAGCAGCGCGTCCATGGTCCCGAGCACACGCATGATGATCGGGCTCATATCAGTGGGAAGACTTTTCCCGTTGAAGGCCATGTATAAAAGAAATCCGTTCATTGTCGTCCACACTGTGAGAGCAAAGTAGGCCAGATAATCCGTAGTCCTGCCCCCGGTCTGGATCTTCATATTCCGAGCGGAATCCCTGTCCTTCACCGCCAGTTCCTCCAGATCCCTCACTGAGTTGATATCCAGCTCGGCCATCTGTTTCGCAAATTCCTGTTCCGCAAGTTTGAGGGCAACGATCTGATCTCCAGTCAGCGTCCCACTCGCGATAGCCGCCTTGATGTCCTCCGGCTTCGCGTCCTTGATGCCAAGGGCATTCCCGATTATCGCACCCGCCGCAGCCCCGAATGGTCCTCCCACGGCGGCTCCGAGCATTGGCGCGAATTTTCCTACGAAGGGCTTGATAGTATCCCATACATTAGCCATCCTCGCTCCTTATTAGGCTTGTTCTGCGTTGGTTGGATGAGGCTGTGGGGCCGTGGTGGGTGCTGCATTGGCGATGCTAAGGATGACCTTCTGGCCATCTGCAATAGCAGCATGGATACGCGCGAACAGTAGCGGCAGCATTGTGGAACCACCATGGATCCTGGTAGTTGAGTCTACAGTTGACCCCACAAGAATACAGCCAGTCGTGTCATCGATGTCATTCCCGCTATGGATGCGAATACCTGTGAAGCCTTCGACATCCTTCACCAAGATCATGTCTTTCTGGAACTTCGGGCTAAAGGTGATTGCCAGTTCGTAGGTTCCGGCTGGGATGGCAGTTTCTCCATACACCTTGGCTCCCTCGTTGACTGGGGTAGCCGGATCATCTACCCGGACCGCGTCTTCCAGTGTGAAACAGAAGTGATCGCCGTTGACGCTCAGTTCTCCGAGCGTGGTTTTATCTTTCGTCGGGCATCGTTGTAGGAACAGCTCAAGGGCATCCATAATCTTTCTCCTATGAAGGGCCAGCGTCATTGCTGGATAGATCTTGGATCTCCACCAGTTACTGGACAATCCTTGCGGGGGCAGACTGTAAGGTCCTCCAGTTTCGCCGCAGTCTTGGTAATGCGCCCGTGGATGATTTCTACGCCTTCTTTGTAGTCTGACTTTGAAACATAGTGCTCGGACATCCACACGCGCTGCTCGGTCATTGCCAAAGCAAGCTGTGAGATCGCTTTATTCAGCGACTCCAAAGACGTGGTGCTACGATCTGCCATGTTGCGAAGTTCAACCGTAAAGTTCTCGGTAACATGACGGATATCGTCTGTGATCTTATCTTCAAACCGGCTTAGATCCTCAGCAATCTTATCCTTCTTAGTAAGTTCCCTGACAAGAAACCAAACTACAATAGAAAGAAGACTGACAATGATAAAGCCGATGACAGACAGAACAATTTGATCAGATAGGATACGATTAGTCTCAGAAACAAGTGTCGGGCCAACTTTGTCGGCACGAATAAGCTCAGTAATAGGCTGATAGAGCATGAAGGCCCCCTTATACACCACGCGCATGAGCTATTGTAGCGCAAACCAGGTGCGCCGCAAGATTCAGATTAAACTTAATAATCTGGGGCAGCACTCCCGAGCCCACAGCGGGGGATAATCATCAGGACACCGCCGCGATCAAGTCAGCCTTGACCCCGGTCACGATGATGGACTTGAACGAGGCCCAGTCAGGGGCATTGATGATCCGCATGATGGCCGCGACCACGCCCACGGGATTCTCAATGGCCGGGTTCGTGGCGAAGGCCGCGACTGCCGCAACCCAGGCCGCTTCGGTTGCCGTGGGGTCAATGGCGGGGTTGGCCTTGATTGCGTCAATCATGGCGCCGATGCCCACCAGCCGCTCGGCCTCGGCCTCGACGGTGAGTTGCGACTTGATGCCGATGGTAGGCGTGCCCTGGAGCGAGGCAACGATGGGTGCCTTCTCCGCGTAGTTGGCCGCTTGGAGTTGTGCGATGGCAAGGCCAGCCTGATCCACCAGGTGCTTGGCCTGGATGAGCGCAGCCTCCTTTCCATTGAGAAGGGCGAGGGTTTGGAGGGTGTCGGCCATGGTGGCTCCTATAGCTATTGTGGCTTCACATTGT